GCCCATTATTCATAGACGGTATTAATAATGGGCGCATAACTATGCCTACAGAGACGGTATGGAATCTGAAGGTTTATATTTCAGTGCTTGAGTATAACTACGGTACTACTGACTTTACAGGCAAGGTTGCATCTGTTGAATATAGCTGCATGGTTTGGCGCGATAAGGTAACGCACTACTCAGCTACGCCTCATAAGATTCATGAATTTGTTAGCGGCTTTGCATCTAACACATTTGCTCTGCACTTGCCAATAGTTAGCAACAAGATAGCACCTCATTTAGAATGCAAGCACACTGGTAAAACTGCAGTAATTAGCGCAACTTTTCAATACACACAATCTAAATTTCAACGTATACCTATAATATGACAAATCCACAGAATGACATCATACTTAGTATGACTTTACTTAGATCAGGAGTGCAGGGTAAGAGCAAAGAGTTTAAGCATGCAAGTGGAATCTACCATGCAAGATTTAAGGTGTGGCAAATAAGAGCTATTAATTACACTATAGTTATAACAGGGATAAGCTTAATCGGTTTAACAATTTACAGCGTAATATAATGGCTACACAAGATATGATATTGAAGCTCTCATTTGATGATGAGGGTACGTTTACCGGATTAGAGGATATAAACAAAGCTCTTACTAAAACAGATGAGACTACCATTGAATTAGAGAAATCTACTAAGACACTTAAGGCTCAATATGCTGAATTAAAAAAGCAGCAGGATCAAATGGATCCTGGAACTGAGAAGTTTAAAAAGCTTTCTGTGCAAATGGGTGAGCTTAAGGATAGGATGAATGATGCAGCTGATGCCGTAAAGGGAAATACAGGACCTGCTATTGAGGGAGCACGTGCATCATTTGGTATGATGGGTGAGCAGATGATGAACTTAGACTTTGATGGATTAAGCCAATCATTAAATTTAGTTAGTGGAAACTTAGCAAGACTGAAGCCCGAAGATATTAGCAAGGGTTTAAAGTCGATGAGTGAGGCAGGAATTAATGCCTTTAAAGCTTTGGGTAAAGCTATCTTAGCTAATCCTTTATTATTATTAGCAGGAATACTTGTAGCTATTGCTATGAATTTTGACACGCTAATTAAACTCTTTCCATCACTTGAAAATGCATTAACGGGAATAGATGAGCAACAAAGAAGTATAGCTAAAAATGCACAAGCTCAAGCTGATGCATCTAAGAAAGCTTATGAAAATGGAAAGTTAGAAGAAAACTCTTTAAGGTTACAGGGCAAAAGTGAGAAAGAGATTTTGCAGATAAACATGAAGAGGCTTGAAACATCTATAAAAAATGGTAAAGTCAATTTAGATATACAAGAGGCTCAGGCTAAATCACAGATAGATGCAAGTAAGCGAAACAACTCTATCATACAGCAAATAGTAAGAGCTGGCTTAGAATCGGGTGCCTTGACATTAAGATTATTGGCTGCTCCTATTGATGCTGTATTAGCTACAGCTAATAAGGTTAGTTCGGCTCTTGGATTTGGCCAAATAACTGCATTAAATTTAAATGACGAGATAACTAAGTTAACTGTAGCAGGCAGTCAAATGGTTGCCAATTTGTTTATAGATCCTGCTGCTCAGGAAACAGAGCTTAAAGCTTCTTTTGATAAGCAGAGAACTGAGATAAAGCAGATGGAGAGTGATTATGCAGGCATGCAATTATCTATTAAGAAAATGGATGCTGACGCTGCAAAAGCTAAAGCAGATGAAGCAGAGGGCGCGAGAAAAAATGCAGCACAATTAGCAAATGAGGCAAAGCAAAAACACGAAGCTGCAGCAGCAGAGCAACTTAAGAGAGATCAAGAAAGAGCTGCATTTGAAAAACAAACGAGAGAAGATAAATTAAATGAGGAGGAAAGATTAGCGGAGGAGGCCTATCAATTAACATTAACAGCTCAGGAGAAAGAAATAGATGCAGTTCGAAATAAATATTTTGAGCTGATTAATCTTGCTGAGGAAGGTAGTGCACAGCAGTTACTATTCATAGATGCTCAAGCTAAAGCCGAAGCTGACATTATAAAGAAATATGCTGATGCAGAAAAGGCAGCAAAAGAGAAAGCAGATAAAGAAGCTATAGAAGCTGAGGAAAAACTTAAAGAGGAAAAAAAGAAAATATTAGAAGAGGAGCAAGCTTTACGCATGGCTAATATTTCAGCAAACTTTGAGATGGCATCTTTGGGTTTAGATGCATTAATGAACTTAAACAATGCAGCAGCTAAAGGAGATGAGGCAAGCCAGCGTAAGACATTTGAGAGAAACAAGTTAATGCAGAAAGCGCAAGCTACTATAGCTATGGCAAGCGGAATAGTTCAGCAGTTAGCTGTACCACAAGATCAGTTAACAGGAATGAACTTCGCGAAAGCAGCAGCAGTAGCAGCAGCAGGCATAGCTAACATAGTTAAGATTAATCAAACTCAATTTAGTGGAGGTGGCTCAGGTGGAGGTAATGGTAATCTAAACGCACCAACAGGCACAAGTGCACCGGCTATAGATTTTAGCGGAGCTAATATGCAAGTTAATGCACCTGGTAGTACTGAGACGTATGTACTTGCTGGTAACGTAGCAAATGCATTAGAGGCAAGACAAAAGATAATTGACCAATCACATTTATAGAATTTTTCCACTACTAAAAAAGAAAGCACATGAACGACAAATTGAAATTAATAGAGTATGGCTTAGGTGAGGAAGAGGATAACATGGGGGTATACGCTGTGAGCCTTGTATCTGAGCCTGCTATAATGGTAGACTTTGTAGCACTGTCTAAAGCTAACTTGTTATTAGCTCGCGTAGAGGATGGAGAGAAGCGCATGCTGTACGGTCCTGCCTTAATTCCTAACCAACCTATAGTTAGATATGATGGTAATAACGAAAAGTATTTTATCACTTACTCTAAAGAGACCATTGAGCAGACGGCTCAGGAATTTCTAAAGAGAAACATGCACCATAACCATACTATCCAGCATGAGATGCCTGTAAATAATCTTACTGTTGTTGAATCTTGGGTAACTACAGGAGCACATGATAAGAGTATGAACTACGGCTTTGAGCTTCCTGAGGGTACCTGGATGATTGGAGTTAAGGTAGATGATGATAAGACTTGGCAAGCTGTAAAGAATGGAGAGGTTAAAGGATTCTCAATAGAAGGATGGTTTGCGCCAATGAGTGAAACTGATGTAACTGAGAAAGACTTAGAGAAGCTATTAGCTGAATTAGCTGAGCAGCTTGAAATGAATTTGTAATTTTTTCCACTAATAAATAATAACACATGAACATGATTCAAGACATTTTAAACAAGTTCGCTCCACAGCTTTCTAAGCATGGAGTAAAGCTATCAGTAGAAGAGACTGCACCGGAAGCTACACCTGTAGCAATGGCTGTAGAAGGCGCTTTAGCTGATGGTACTATGATCTACTCAAGTGCTGATGCATTTGCCGAAGGAGTAGATGTATTCGTAATGGATGCAGACGGCAACCCTACACCTCTTGCAGATGGTGAATACACAATGGATAACGGGATGGTTATCGTTGTAGCAGCAGGCGTAATTGAGTCAATGGCAGAAGCTATTACTGAAGAGCCTACTGTAGAGATTGAAGTAGAGCAGGAAGTCGCTGAGACTTACTCTAAGGAGCAAGTAGAAGGATTGCTTAAAAATGTAATCTCTGAATTCGAAGCTAAGCTTAGCGCTGCTGAGAAGCAAATCACTGAGCTAAGTAAAGCACCGGCAGCAACTACTGTAAAGCAGGCACGCCAAGCTGCACCGCAAGCACCTTTAAACATTACAGCAATGAGTAACATCGAAGATAGAACTCGTGCTATAGTAGCAAGATACAAAAACAACTAAAAACAAAAACAAAAAAACAAAAACATGGCTGATAACTTGACCATCACCTCAACCTACGCTGGCGAATTAGCGCTACCGTACATTGCTGCAGCAGTTCTTTCAGGGGATACTATTGCAAACAATTACATCACTGTTAAAGAGAACGTAAAGTACAAAGCAGTACTTAAGATTCTTGCTTCAACAGGATTAGTTAAAGCTGCTACTTGCGACTTTGACAACTCTACAAGTGCGCTTACTCTTGAGGAGAAAGTGTTAACGGTTACTGACCTTATGGTTAATATCCAATTGTGTAAGGCAGAATTTACAAAAGATTGGGAAGCGGCTCAAACAGGTCGTGGCTTTATCAACGATGTAGTTCCTGCTAACTTCTCTGATTTCTTAATCTCTCACTTGGCTGCTAAAGTAGCACAAGAGATTGAGTGTAACATTTGGAAGGGTAACTGGCCTTCTTCAGGATTCACAGGATTCAACGGTTTACAATACTTAATCGATGCCGGTAAAGGTGGTACACCTGATGTTGACTTTACTACTGCTTTGACTGCAGGTAACGTAA